GGGGTCGGCTGCGGGGTGACCACCGGGCCGGGGTCCTCGCGCGGGTCCGGCTCCTCCGGCGGGATCTCCGGGGTGGTCGGTTCCTCGACGGGCGGTTCCGGTTCGGGTTCGGTCACGGCTCCTCCTACATGAGTGGTTCGACGGTGATCGAGTTGTCGTAGCCCAGGTCCCAGCCCTTGCCCGTGCCGAACGCGCCCGTGTCGTTGGTGCGCCAGTACGGGGTGAGCACGTAGGACGTGTTCGGGGTGAGGGTGAGGTACACGCTTTTCTCCTGCTGGCGGCCGCCGTTGGACGCCGTCGCCCCGGTCGAACGCACCATCGCGCACCGCAGACCGTCCGCCGCCGGCCCGCCGTTGTTCAGCGCAAACGAGACGGCGATGGTCGACGCCTGCGTCACGTAGTTCACCGCGCACATCGCGATCACCACCCGCACCCGGCCCGACGCCCCCGTCTTGAACGGCAACGTGGGGTACTGGCCGCTCGTGAACGCGATCCAGTTCCCGCCGGAGCCGTTGCCGGTCGGCGCCGCCAGCATGACCGTCTGCGCGAAGGCGTGCCGGGAGGCGGTGATGGAGTGCGTGGACGCCAACCGCACCCGCCCGTCGTCGGTGGAGAACGCCGACGTGAGGGCGTCGAAGTCGTTGCCGAACAAGACCTCGTTGGCGTAGGCCAGGATGCGCGCGGTGGGGTAGGTCGCGCCCTGCGCGCCCGTCAGCGTGATGCTGGCCCGCCGCTGCGCCCCCGTCCCCGACGTCGAGTACGGCGACTGGATCGCCACCTGCGGCTGGTCCCCCGACGACGACCGGAACGCGTACAGGCTGCCCGGTGACGCGGGCGTCGACCCCGCCGCCGGCGCAGGCACGGAGAACCCCATCTGCGCGGTCGTCGTGGTCGCCGTGATCGTGATGGCCGTGTCCGCGTCCGCCTGCCACCGGTGCGTCACCGCGCCCGGTGTGGCCGACACCTGCGCCTCCGGGGCGGCGCCGGACGACCACCGCTCGGTGACCCCCGAGGCGAACGCCGCCGAACTGATCGCCGGGGCGCCCGCCTCACGGCTGGAGGACACGGTGAGGTAGGCGTTCACCGACCCCGCCGCGCCCACCACCGCCGGGCTGGTGGTGGTCGAGTTGTCCGAGTTGATGAACATCTGCACCGTGCCGGGCTGCGCGATGAACGCCGCTACCGGCGTGGTGGTCACGCCGACGTCGCCGAACGCGGAGAACTCCGCCTGCGTGCTCGACGCCGACAGCTGCGCTCGGGCGTCCGTCGCCGACGTCACCCGGGCCTGCACGACCCCGCCCTGGTCCTGGATCTCCCCCGTCGCCACCCCGATGGTGCCCAGCTCCATGCGGGAACCGACGATCTCGGAAGCGGTGACGGTGCCAGAGAAGATCGCGTCATCGCCCTCGAAGACGATCTGCAACTCGTTCGCGGAGTTGTACTTCCGCAGCCCGAACTCGTCCAGCTCGGTCCGCCCCGCGCCCGGGGTTCCCGCGATGATGCGGGTGCCCAGCACGATCTCCGCCGCCAGCTTCGCCGCGGTGACCGCGCCGGCCGTGATGTGGCCCGCCTCGATCGAGTTCGCGGCGATCTTCGCGGCGGTGACCGCCAGCGCCTGCAACTTGGGGGTGGAGATGGCGTTGTCCGCGATCTCCGTCTCCGTGATACTCCCCGGCCCCGGGACCCCACCCACACCCTCGGGCACCCCCGACGCCTCCACGCTCGGCGCGCCTTCGATGCCGCCCGTGGTCACCGGAACCAGCACCGCGTAGTAGGTGACGTCGACCTCCAGCGGAACCACCGGAAACAAGCCGCCGGCCCGCGGGATCGTCCCCTGGAACGTCGCCGAAGAGGGGGTGAGTCCGCTCGTGGGGCTGACGTGGACGCTCACGTGGTCGAGGTCTGCGGGTAGCGCCACACCGTTGGCCAGGGCCCCGTCCCACTGCACCATCAACCCCAGCGGGGCCGCAGCCACGGTCGGAGCGGTCGGGGCTGGCGGCGGGTCCCCACCCTCGGTGACGATCGCGACCGTGCCGTCCGACTGCCACCCGATCCGGCCCCGCGACGCGCCCGTCTCGCCGTCGACCAGCTCGATCGACTGCCCTGTCTCCAGGCTGCTGTGCGGGAGGCGCTGGGTGCGCGACCCCGCCCGCAGTGCGTGCACCGTGCGGGTCAGCGACTGCAACTGGCGGGTCAGCCGCGCGACCGCGGCATCAACGTCTCGCGCCATGTCAGCTCCCCGAGTAGTTGAAACGGTCCCGCCGCTGGCAGGCGATCTGCGCCGTGGCCTTATCCGGTTCCGTGGTCTTCGCGGTCACCCGCACCCACAACCTGGTCGGCAGCCACCCGCCGCGGGTCTGCACGAGGATGTCGTCACCGGGGTGGACCGTGGACAGGGGTGCGTGCGGGTGGTCCTGCAACGTGAACCCGGCGATGTCCACGAGGTGGACACGTCGGCCGAGCTCGTCCGCCGCGACGCTTTTGAGCGCGGCGGTGGTGGTGAGGTCGGGGCGGTCGACGACGTCGGCGCGCCGCAACCGGCCGTCCCGCTGGGTGGTGGACGACCGGAGTTGCTTGGAGCCTTCACCCGACCCGTAGGCGTGAATCGAGTTGGCGTAGTCGTCGCCGGACCGCTGCACGGGGATGACCTGGAGGATGTTCTCGCCCTGTACGAATCGGCTGGTCAACGCGCGTCCGAGGCGCGGGTAGCCGAGACGCAGCCGCATCTCCACGGCCTCGCGGGCACTCGACGTCCAGGTGTAGGTCTCGGCGTAGTCGAACGGGACCTGCCCGCCCAACTCGGTGGTGAGCTGGCCGACCTGCTTGTTCTCCCACCACGGGATCTCGTACTTCCAGTACACCGTCTTGCCCGTGGCGGCGGCGGGTTTGCGGTCGTCCACCCCCGGAACGCGGTCGATCGGGATCGGGTCGCCGACCTCGTTCGCCGGCCCCAGGTCCCCGTCGTCCTCGACGCGGCGAGCGTTGTGCCACGACCCCAACCGGTACGGGCACGAGGCGCTGTCGACGACGACGCCGAGGTCGCCGTCCGGTTGGGTCTGGAGGTGCGCCCACAGGCCCCGCACCACGGTGAACGGGTCCGCCCCATTCCCCGTCGTCCCGGTCGAGGGTCCGCCCCAGGTGAGTGTGGAGATGATCGGCTGGCCCTCCGCATACGCGGTGAACCCCGCGATGTCGAGCTCCCACGACTGCCCCGTGAACGAGGAGTCGACGAGGATGCCGCCCGCGCGGATCTGCCCGTCGCACTCGGCGTAGATGAGCGTCGACCACTCGTCCAGCAGGGGCGCCCCGTCTGGGCCGACGAGGTTGACGTGCATCGGGTCGATGGTGGCCTGGATCTGCCCGGGCGCGCTGATGCGTTCGGTGATGCGGACGTCCCGCAGCGGCAGGTCGCGGTGCAGCCACTCCCCGGTCAACGCGCGTTGGGCGTAGTAGCGCCACCGTCCCATCAGGCGTCCACGTCCACGATCGGGACCTCCAGGAATTCGAGGTCGCAGTAGAAGTTCGCCCACCCGTCGGCTCGCAGCCGTCCACGGACGCCTGAGGTTCCGGACACCTGCATGCGCAGGTTCGCGAGCTGGCCGCGCATCGCCGCCGGGACGAGCTTCTGGTCTGCGGCGCCAAAGCTGACGCGTTCTCCGTTGGAGACGTTCAGGTTGAAGTTGTAAGCGCTGGAAGCGGTGACGATGTCGGTGGCGCCCCCCGGCGTCCCGTACCCGAGTGCGAGGCGGGCGCGGCCCCGGGCGTCGGTCGACCCCGAACCGGAGGCGAGGTCCTCGGAGGACAACCAGCAGTTCTCCCACGACCCGATCATCTGCACCTGCGTCGCCCAGGTGGGGATGCGCACGTCCTCCCAGACGAGGTTGGGCCAGTTCTCGTAGTCGGGGTCGACGATGTTCCCGGCAAGGTCGACAGGGTCGATGCCGCGCTGGATACGGAGCTGTCGTTCGCGGCGGGGTTCGGCCATCTGCCGAACGTCGTGGATGTAGGACTGCTGCACGGTGGCGGTGGACGCGGGCATCTCGATCCGGGCGAGCGGGATCGCCGACCACAGGTTCCCCGCGGGGATCATGGTGGTGCCCGGGGCGACGCCCTCAATGACGTGCGGATAGACGAGCGGGTCGACGGACTCGTCGTGGTCCCACGACGTGCCTGGCCAACTGGGGTCCTCCACCCGCAGCACGAGCAAATCCACGCGGGGGGACGCCCCGGTCGCGGTAATCAGCACGTCCTGGTCGCCCGAGTTCCACACGGCGTAGGTGCCCTGCTCCGAGACCTGGCCCGGGGAAAGGTTGTCCCGACCCAGGATGAGCGCCTGCCCCGAGGTGATCCGCACCTTCGTGCCCGGCGTCTCCAGGGACAGCACCCGCAGGTCTGCGGCCTCGACGATGCCCTCGGCGCCGCGGGTCGCCGCCCGCTGCATCATCCGCAACTGCGGCCCCGGGTAGGGTCCGCCGCCGTCGACCGCGAACGCCTTCTGCAAGGTCATGCTGCTCCCTAGAGGTTGGCGCGGGCGGTACGCCAGCGGATCGTGCAGGACGACGCGCCGCCCGGGTCGGCGCCGGAGTAGGCCACCACCGTCGGCCCCACCGGCAGGGACAGATCGGCGAGAGCGTCGCCGCGCATCTGCCCGGCGGGGGCGGCGAGCCCGTCGAGGAGGATCGTGCGGGCCTGCGGCCGGGTGTCGACGGTCAGGGTTTGCCCGGTGGCCAGGGTGCCCTCGTAGAGGAGGGTGGCGCCGGTGGACTGCCACCGGATGGACGGAAGCGACACCGGCCCGGTGAAGGTGATGACCGGCCACGTCGGGTAGACGCCGTCGTTGAGGATGACGTCCGCGTCACCGCCGGAGATCGGGTCGAGAAGGACCGGCACGGTCAGCGGGACGTGGAGGCCGCCGGTGAGGTTCGGGCCGAGCGTGAGAACACGGTTCTGCTCCGGGCCCCAGAACTCCTTGCCGAACGCCTCGAAGCTGAGGACGAGTTCGGCGACGCCGTCCTCCAGCAGATTCACCCGGCTGGGGGTGAGCTTGCGGGGCCGGCCGTACACGGCGACCTCGTCCGGCGCCCCCGGGAACCTCATCCGCAGCACGGTCACCGCCCGCGGGCTGAACCGGGTGGCCCGCGCGTCCCACGCCGCCGCGAGCTGCCCCCACGCGGCGACGGCGTCCGCCCGGTTGGTGCAGTCGGTGGAGACGTCCAGGGTGATCGTGCGACCGCCGTGGAGGTCGAGGCCGGGCACGGCCCCGTCCTCCTCCGGCAGGTCCGAATCGGTGGCGCGCACCTCGTAGTCGCCGATGACGGGCGGGTCCACCATCAGCGATGTGCCCTCACCGAACACGAACTCCGACGACCCTTCACCGATCGCCCACTGGCCGGGCAGGAGGTCACTCACATGTACCTCCCGCCTCGGCTCAGCACATGCAGATCGTGCTCCAACTGGGTGAACGCCTCACGGACGGTCGCCTCGCTGTTGTGCAGGTGGATCTGGTTCTGTCCAATGAGCGGGCCGCTGGTGGTGGCTCCGTCGCCTCCGCGGGCGGTGGGTGCAATGCGGGCGGCATCGGCCAGCAGCCGCGCGGACTCGGTTCGGGAGTAGATGCGGGCCGGGTCGTCGAACCGCGCCAGCTCGGGGCCTTCCTCCCCGACGACGGTCCACCCGTCGGCGAGGCCGCCACGGGCGAGCCCGGCGAGCTTGCGGAGCCCGTACACGCCCGGGTCGGAGTAGACGGCGTCGTCCTCGTGCCGGTCCTGGTCAAGGATCTTCTCCACCAGTCCGCCGGTCGCGTAGGAGCGGTCCCACATGGGGCGGAAGATCGCACCGCCGGAGTAGGGGGCCGCGGTGACGTTGTTGGACTGGTTGCCGCCGATGCGCCGCCCGCCGCCCTCGGACGCGATGAGGTTGACATGGCTCGTGCCGTACACGGCGACGTCGCCCGGCATCGGGGTCGAGACACGTTTCATCCCGGAACCGTAGTAGTCGCCGGTCCACGCAGTCCGCCGCGCCGCACCAAGGGACCGACCGGCCTTGACCTGGTCGAACAGCCACGAAATGAACATCGCGCACCACGGCGCGCCATTCATACCGAACCAGTTGGTAATGGCGTTCGTGTTGTTCCCATTGGACTCTGGGAACCGGCCGATCGACTTCTCGGCGAGCTTGACGACGCCCATCGGGCCGGCGACTTGGCTGGCGTAAATCTGCGCCATCTTGCCGCCGATGCGCCCGATCAGGGCCATCACCATGTCGTTCCACTCGGGCTTGATGGTGCCCCGGTGGTCGTCGATCAGCTCCCACGGGATGCCGCCACGATTCGAGGTCTTCCTCGCATACCCGCCGGTGGCGAACCCCGGCAGCGCGCCGCACAGGTCCTCCTTGGGGATCTGGCGGTGTCGGATGGCCTCCATGAACCCGACGCCGTAGTAGTCGACGGTTCGGGTGGGCTGGACGAACTCGCCGTCGGACAGCATCGCGGGGATGGAGTCCGACGTGGCGGTGCCGGGGCCGGACACGAAACCGCCCGTGGCGTAGAGCTGGGCGCCACCCGGACCGTACTGCTGCGCCGGAAACGACCACTGGCCCTGCGCGTTGACCCTGATGGCGGTGTCCACCTTGGACGGGATGCCCAGGTACTCATCCGCGAGGTCCCGCGCCTCAGACGCGGTGTAGCCCATCTGCTCGGCCACGTCGATGAACGCATCCCGCTGCCTGCGCTGCGCCGCGGTGAGCTCCCCGGTGCCGACCTCCGCCTCGTCCATCGCCACGAGGTGCTCGTTCGCCGCGCTCGCGAGGTCGATCAAGGCTTGCTGGTTCGCCCGGCCGGCCTCGGTGTTCAGGTCGATGGTCGTCCCGTTCGCCGCGACGGACTCGGTCGCTCGGTCAAGGGCGTCCTGGTAGCCGATCTCCGCCTCAACGGCGCCGATCCGAGACCCGGTCAGCTCCTCCAGAGCGGTGCGCAGATCCCTGGCCTGGTACGCCCCGTTGGCCATGCTGGTGTTGAGGCCGTCCTGCTGCCCGGTCTGCGCAGCGGTCGCCTCACTGATGAGGGCATACGACTCCTGGCCAGCCTGGAACTCCCCGATCAACCCATGCGTGCCGTCGGCCAACGCCTGGACCTGCTGCTGCTGGGTGGCGGTCAGCTCAGACCAGCGCACACCCTCCCCGTACAGGGTCTGGAGGGCGGCGGTGAACTCCTCGTTCTCCCGCCCCCACGCGTCCATCCCGGCGGAGTTGAGCTGCACCGCGCCGTGCAGCTCGTCGTACAACGTCAACAGAGCGCGGCGCTCCGCGCCCTCGCGGAGGAGACCGTCGACCACGCGCTGCTGGGACACACCGGCGGCTTCGGCGGCGGCCAGCGCCCCGGACTCGGCGAGCTGCTTGGCGGCCAGCGAGGTGATGTTGCCGTCGATCGCGCCGGACGACTGGATGAGGGCGTCAGCCCACGCCTGCTCCGCCATCCGGCGTTCGTTGGCCTGCGCCAGCCACGCCCCGCCCAGTGCGAGCGCGGCGGTGACCGCGAGCCCCCACGGCCCACCCAGAGCACCGGACACACCGGACAACGCGTTGCGGAACCGGTTCGACCCGCCCGCAGCGCTGGTGGACGACGCCTCCACAGACGAGAGGGACGACACGTACTCCTGCACCCGGCCCGGCGCCTCACGCAGCGGCACCAGGACGGCCTGGTTGGCGCGGCTCAGCAGATCCACACCCACGGACGCGGTCTTCGCGGCGACCGCGAGCTGGATCAACCACGGCGCTGTCTCCGCGACAGCGCTGATCGCCTCCGCCAAGGTGGTCAGCATCGGCGCGTACACCACGCCCAGCGGCAGCAGCGCCTCACCGACGTCCACGCCAGCCTGCGCGATCGCCCCGAACGTCTCGGCGAAGACGGGGCCGTTCTGAATGGACCAGGAGATGAAGTTGGTGAAGTTGGTTTGCTCGTTGCTCCAGTCGGCGAAGCGGGCGGTGAGGTTCTCCAACCCGGGGCCGACCCGGGTCCACAAGGGCTCCATGCTGGCCACGAGCCCGGTGGTGCCGACCGCCAAGTTGCCGATGGACCGGCCGAGGATGCCGATGGACGGCCCCGCCTGCCGCGACGCGAACGAGACGAACCGCTCCCAATGCGGAGCGTCGAGCGCGCCTTCGGCGGACTCCAGCAGGTCGTCGAACCCCGCCGCCGACGAGCGCACGATCGGGGTCAGCGATGGCAGCTCCGACTGGAGCAGGCGGATGCCGCGGTTGACCACCGGCAGCGTGTCCGACTGCAACGACCTCTGCCACCGGTCGTAGGAGTCCGTCAGCGCGCCCCACGTCTCAACCGTGCGCCGACCCTCCGGCGTCAGATCCGCGAGGGCCTTCTCGTAGGCTTCGACCGCTTCCGCGCCGCCCTCGACGGACTGCTTCTGCAACTCGATGACCTGCGCGACGTCGACCAGCGCCGGGACAGCGGCCGTGCCGAACGCCACCGCGCCCGTCGTCGCCGCCCCGAACCCGGACACGACCCCGCCCAGGGCAGCCGTCAGCGCGGTTGCTGCGGGGATCGCCGCAGGGGCGATCGTCCACGCCGCAGCGGACGCGGCCGGCGGCATGCCGCTGAACGGACGCCGCCCACCTCCGCCAGGCGCGGAGCCGGCCCCGGTCTGCGTCCCGGAGATGTTGACCCTGGCTGTGCGGCCGTTGATACGGTCGAGCGCCTTCTCGACCCCGGTCAGCCGCGCCAGCGCCGCCTTGGTGTCAGCGGACACCACGACGCGGGGGCGCCGCCGCCCCAGGTTGGTGACCTGCTTACCGAACGCGGTCAGCTCCGCCTTGGCCTGGTCGGTGTCCAATCCGACCGGGATGCTCACCCCGTTCGCGGCGTGCTTCCGCAGCTCAGCGCGGAGCTGCGGCCCGAACTTCTTCAGGTCGGGGAGCACATCAACGTGCACTGCACCGGCGTCGGGCACACCGACCACCCCCTACTCGGTCGCAGCGGGCGGGGTCTTCACGAGCGTCAGGTGCTTCCGCCGGTCGGGCGGGGCAAACCGGTTCAGGTACTTCATCGCCCGCGGGTCGGGCTTCCGTGCCTGCGACACCGGCCGCTCGGCCGCGGCTGCGCCCTTGGGCTGCGGCATCGGGTACGGCTTCACATCCGGCGGGGCGCCGTCGACGCGATAACCGCTCGCCTGAATCCACGCCACCCGCAGCAGCGCCTGGGACACCGTGTACTGGAGCGCCATGAGCGCGTGCGTCTCGTCCCACGGCCGCCCTGGCGGGAGTCCTTGGACGGCGGCCTTCGTGCGCGGCATCCGACCGAGGTCGTGCACGACGAGCAGCACCATGCGGCGCATCGTGATCCGGCCGCGGTAGAAGTCGAGCAAGTCGATGTTGCGGTCGAGGAGGTCGAGTTCGACTTCGCGGGGGTGCTCCTCTAGGAGGTGGAGGAGCTGGAGCCTTCCCCCCGAGTCGACCCCTGACGGTCATCGAAGTAGCGGATGATCCGGCCGACGTCGCGCTGGCCCTGGTCCATGAACCGGTCGAGGTCGTCGGGGTTGTCCAGCACCCCGCGCGCCCACCCCACCATGTCGCCCATGAGGAACGCCTGTGTGGCCCGGAACGGCCAGTCCACGACCGGCTTGAACAGCAGGGTGCTGCCGTCCCGCAGGACAAACGGGGTGGGCTGCTCCATCGCCTCGGTGATCTGCCCGCCCTTGTTGTCGGGCAGGTCGGCGATGTTCAACGGCGCCGGGCCATCGTCGGGCGGCGGGGTCTTCTTCGCTGCGGCTCTGGTGGCCATGGGGTCCTCCTGTGCGAATCGTGCAGGTCAGTGCAGGTCGAGTGGTGGACGGCCGGGGTGGACCTGCACGCACACCCCGGCCGTCGTCTCAAGCGGTCACCGTCACGGTCAGCGTGTCCGCCACACCCCGGTAGGTGGCGGTGATAACCGCGGTCCCAGCGGAGACGCCGGTGACGGTGCCGTCCGCGTCGACCGTCGCCGTGGCCGGCGCGCTGGTGTCCCAGTCCGCGTCCGCGCTGACGTCCTCGTCCGTCGAGTTGTAGAAGTTCGCGGTCGCGGTGAGCTGGGTCGTCGCCGCAGCAGCCACGGTCGCGGTCCCGGCCAGCGTCAGGGTCTCCACAGGCAGCCACATACCGTCGCTGAGGTAGAACCTGTCGAAGAGCAGGCCGTCGTTGGCCTCATACGCGGTCCAGGTGAGCGACTGGGTCGTCACCGTCTCCGCGTTCTTCGTCTTCTCGGCCCGGCTGGTGACCTCCGCCCGGGGCACCACGGTCCGCTCGTGCGACACCCCGTCGAACGTGTCGACGGCGAGCATGTAGAGCTGCTGGCCCGTCGACCGGTGCACCGGGTACCGGATGATGCCTCCGGGCAGCTCCTCCAGATCTGAGAGCGACACCCCGTCGTACAGGGCGGCGGTGTAGGGGTTGACCTCCCACAAGGGGGTGGTGAAGGTCTTGGTGACGCTGATGATGTCGGTCCTGACCGCGCTCTTGTAGCCGAGGGGCCGCTTCTCCGAGCGCTCCTCCTCATACGCCTCGGTGAGGCCGGCCGGGTCGATCGCGCCGAGGTCCCACCACTCCGGGCCGAACGGGTCGAGGCCGGTCGGGAGGGTCGAGCCCAGGGGGGCGACGTAGCACTTACCACCGTCCGTCCCGAATACGCGGATCGCGGCGACGTTGTCCGCCATGTCATCTCCTAGCTGATGTCGCCCGATCTGCGGGCACGAGAAAACCCCGGGCCGCACGGTCCGGGGTTCAGGTCAATGTGCAGGTCAGGCGGCTCGAAGAGGCCGCAAATAGGGTTCGGCGGTGAACGCGGCGGCGATCACACCGGGGTTGTCGTCCCGGTACGGCGACGGCGCCGATAGGCGGGCCACCTGGGTGACGGCGACCGTCCCCGCCGGGGTGTACGCGGTCGCCGGGAGGGCGATGTTGCGGCCCCCGAGGGCGGCGACGTGGGCGGCGACGTGCCCGGCGAACGCGACCGCGCCCGGCCACCCCTGCTCCGCTGGTGTGCGGCACACGAACTGCATGCGCGGGGTGATGAACATTCGACGGTCCGACGGCCCGGACGGGAGGAGGGCGACCTCGACTATCGGCAGCAGCCCGAGGAACTCGTCGGGTTCGGGGAGTTCGCTGCACACGTACACCCCTGCGAGGCTGTCCCGGAGCCAGGTCATGACGACGAGCTGCGGGTCACCGTGGAGGACGACCGGTGCGGGCATCAGCGCCTCCTACTGGCGGGGCGTCGGCCGCCACGAACTGGGCGGCGCCTTGCTGGCGAGGTACGAAGCGACCCGCTCCTGCTCCTCCGCCGGAACCTCCGGAGCGAGCGAGTCCACCACCTCGACGGTCTCCGCGGGCAGGGTGATGGTCACCCCGGGCTGGTAGCCGGCGGCGGTGATGACGCGGACGCCGCCCTGATCCAGCGGGTAAGGGAACGGTTGGCCGTCGATCGTAAGGCGCACCTCCCCGTCGCCGTACCGCTCCACGCGGATGACCTTGGTCTCCCGCTCACTCATCGGCGTCGTCACGCTTCACCGGGGCACGGCGCGCGGGCTTGGCCTCCACCGCGGGCGGCACCGGGACCGGAGCGGGCTCAGCGGGGCGCTGCGGGATGTCGGCGGACGGGGCCTGCAGGGACTCGCCGTTGGCGACCTTGACCACGTCGGCGGGGTCGAGCTTGACGACCTTGCCCCGGCCGTCGGCCTCGATGGTCTTCGCCTCGGCGCTGGTCACGTAGAGCACCTGGCCCTGCGTGCGCCGCTCTCCGTCCTTCGTCTTGTACGGGTAGCTGATCTTGACGTGCGGCATGGTGCTCCTCAGATGTGTGTGGTGCCGCGCGCGCCCAGTTCGAGCGCCTCGGCCATGTTGTGGGTCGCCGTCGTGCCCGGATGCCACACCCGCGCCATCGGGTGCGGGGCGCCCTCCCACCACAGCGCCCGTTTCACGCGGGGCCGGATCTCGTGCGGGCGCGTCCCGAACTCGACGTAGGCGGCGTGGTCGGCGGAGGCGGTTATCCGGTACCCGTGGCGGGGCAGCCGCTCCACACCAATGGACGACACGTACTCGCCGGTGTCGATCGGGCCCCGGCCCCGGGCCGCAGACGCCACCCGGTCGGCGCGGCGCCGCATGTCCCGGTCCACCGGACCCCAGCTCCCCAGCCTGTTGATCACGGCCTGGTTGATGACGACCCTGCCCACGGTCACCCCCTCACTCGGACGGCTTTCAGGACGATGTGGGCGCCGCCGCCGATGGGATCGGCCATGGGCAGCGGATCGCCGTCGATGTCGTACAGCAGCCCGTCGACCTCGACGCCGTCCGTCGCGAGCACGTCCACACCAGGGTTCAGCCACACGCGGACGGTCGTCTCGACCTGCTCACGGCCGCCCCGGTCGTTCTCCCTCGTGGCCAGCGACGCCCCAAGCGTGGCGGCGTCGGGCTGCACCACACCCGCATACGGGCCCAGACGAGGCGCGTTCTTCCAGTCCTTGGTCTGCCGCGACCGGTTCCCATGCGCATCCGGCACAAGCGCCGGCCGGACCACAAACACACTGTGGGTCGTGAACGGCAACGCCATCAGCAGGACCTCACCACGACGCGCAGACCCGCCAACCGCAGGATGTCCAACGCCCGCGGGCCGACACGAACGTCATCACCAGCCGCACCAGCCCGCCGACCATACGACACCTGACCGATCGCCACCGTCTGGTACTTCGCCTTCGCCCCGGTCGCATCCCCGCCGTCGATCAGGAACGACGCCTGCTCACAGCACGCATCCCGGAACGCCTCAACCAGATCGGGGTCGGTCGGCATCTGCGTGGCCTCGTCGACCTCGTACACCGCGCCGATCAGCGCCGCGTCCAGGTCGCGCGAGGCCCTCCGCAGCCACGCCTCCGCACCCGCCGGCGGGGTGTCCACCCCGAGGGCCTCCGCGAGATCCTCCGGGGTCGCATACACCGGCTGCACCACGACCCCCTCAGACCTCACTCATCGGACGCCTCGCCGGAAGCCAGGTCGACGAGGTCGTCCTTGGACAGGGCGCGCGCCTCCTCCTCCGACAAGTCGGTAGTCGCCGCCACGTAGGCAACCCACGAGGATTTCGCCGCGGTCTTCGCCGGCCGGGGCGGCGGAGTGCTCTGCTGCGGCTCGCCCTCGGCCGGGGTCAGCGTGAAACCGCGGCGTCGGAAGTACCCGAGGGTGCTCGCCTGCTCCGACTCGACCGTGGCGGCGCCGTGGTAGAACGCCACCCCTCCGATCTCGCCCGTGAACTCCGCGTTCGGGGCCGTCACCGTGTATCGCATCACGCCCCCTTAGGAGATCTTGACGTTGCGCAGGACACCGCACGCCTTGGTGTTGCGCAGCACCGCCGCCAGCGGACCCATCTCGACCTCACCGGTCTTCACCGCACCGGACTGGGTGTAGTCGGGCATCCACGACTGCACCAGCGGGTGGCCGGCGACGGACGCACCGTGGAAGGAGTCCAGACCGAAGGACACGGCGTAGAGGTCGGTGAGGCCGGTGATGTTGCCGCCAGCCCCACCACCGTCGGGGTCGCGGGACTCGATCGGGATGATCGGCCCGGACCCGTCGTAGGTGTCGCCGATGTCGACCAGGTTCCACTGCCCGTACATCTCGACCTGGCGGCCGAGGTCGTCCTTGCTGGCGGTGTACATGCCCGCCCACCGGGCCAGAGCCCGCACGCGGGTGATGGACTGCGTGTTGCCGAGGATGGCCTTCACGCCGGGCGGGAGCGCGCCGGGCCGGCCGAGGTCGCCGCCGCCGGTGGTGGACGGGACGATGCGCGACAGCCACCCGTCGAGGACGTCGAGGGCGGCCATCGCGAGGGGCTGCTCGTTGATGGTGCCCGGGGTCCAGTCCATGTAGCCGGAGGTGACGCCTTCGTCGCCGGGGATGTACTCGGTGGACTGGCCGACGAGGAGCTTGTCGAGGCCGTCGAAGCCGTCGGCGTCGACGGCGGTGTCGCCGAGGATCAGCTCGGTCTGGAACTGGGTGCGCACGCTCGTGAGGAGCTGCTGCATCTGGAAGGTGACCTCGTTGGTGGACGCCTGGCCGAGGTTGGCGAGGACACGGTCGATCTGGAAGGTTCCGCCGAGGGGCTTGAGGTCGACGGTGTAGCGCTGCCGCTGGGCGTGCGCGGGCGTGTACTCGGTGTTGATGGCGCGGAACTCGGCGCCGCGGGCCTGGGTGAGGCGGGTGTACCCGTAGGTCAGCGACCCGCCGCCGGTACCGGGGGTGACGGTGTCGTCGAACACCATCTGGTCCATGAGCCAGGAGTAGCGGCGGAGGTTGTCGATGACGGCGTAGTCGACGTCGTCCTGGGTGTTGACCTGCGCCTGGGCGAGGGTCACGGGCATGGGGTTCTCCTTGGGTTACTGGCCGCCGTACCGGTTGGACACGGCGGAGAAGAGGCTGGTTGGGCGTTTGCGCTGCTCACCAGTCCCGCTGGAGAAGTCCGCGCTGGAGGCCGTGGGCGCCGGGCCGGTGGCCTTGTACTTGGGGTTGGAGTCGACGGTTGTCTTGACGAGCTCGTCTAGAGCTGCGGCGAAGCCGTCGTCTGTGGGGTCGAGCTTGGCGAGCTTGGTGGTGAACGCCCTGCTGTCGAGGAGGGCGTCGACGTCCGCGTCGTGGGCGCGAGCCGCCTTCTCTGCGGCGCGCTCGACACGCAGCGTGCGGAGTTCGGCGTCGCGTTCCTGCGCCTGCTGCTGCGCGGCCGTGAGCTGCTTGGTCAGCTCCTCGGGGTTCGGCGGCGCGTCGTCCTCCTTGAGCCCTAGGGCTTTCGCGATCGCGTCCATCTGCTCCTGCTGGCGCTGCTGCGCGGCCGTGAGCTGATCTTCGAGTTCCTTGGACTTGACCCGGTTCGACGCCGCCTCGTCGCGGAGCTTCCGCACGTAGTCCGCGTCGAACGTCTTCGGCTCCGCCTTTGCGTCCGTCGCGGGCGGGGCGGGCTTCGGGGGCTCGGTCGACGCCTGCTCAGTGGGGGCCGGAGCGTCCGTGGCGGGGGCGGCGTCCTCAGAACCGCCGGCCTGGACCCGGATCGGGCCGCGTCGGGTGTAGCCGATGATCGCGCCAGGCGACGACGGCAAGTATGCGTGCATGAGGGCCCTCCTGGGGCTACTCGACGGAAACCCGGCGCCCGGCCGGGACTGTGGGGCATGCTGGGGCGAACGTGGAGAGGAGGTACGAATGGACGCGAACAAGCTCGACGAATGCTCCGAGTGCGGCGCCATGGTTGATCGGATGGCCAAGCACCGGCAGTGGCACGACGCGCTCAACGCGGTGGCGCCAGGGCTCCAAGCCGAGTTGCAGCGCCTCAAGGACGCGAACCCGCCAGCGAAGGTGTGGGTTCACCGACGCTGATCAGAGGCGGTAGTGCTGGGTGCGTCGTCCTCCTGCGGCGTCTCCGGGTCCTGCCCGGGGGCGCCGTCGCGTTGTCGGTCGGGGCCGACGAGGCCAGCGAGACGCACCACGTCCTGCTCGCCCTCACCCTGGATGCGCTGCACTTCCTCCGCGACCTGCTCGTCGTCCCAGTCGGGGTGCACGATTCGCACCAGCGTCTCGGTGCTGGCCGCGTTCGCACGCCGTAGCAGATCAGCGGTCGCGGCGACCTGCTCCGGGGCGTCCTGCACCCCATCCGGCCAGGTCACTGTCGGCCGCTGCGGGATCACCTTGGTGTTGAAGATGTGCCGGTCGACCTCCAGCACCGTTTCGGTGAACGAGCTGAGCTGCGGTGTCTGGTACTCCAGCTTCCGGTCCCGCGTCGAGTACGACCGGCGTTCCCGGTGCTGCACCTCGGTCGCGGTGACCCGCAGATCCCCCGACTCCCCGAACGTCTGCGCCGAGTAGCCGGCGCCGCGGACGATCTGCTCGGCGAGTTCGGTGCAGGTCTGGGAGTGCTCAGCGACCCGGATAGCGAACTGCACCGGCTGCATCATCGACGCGAAGCTGTCGTTGGCGCCCTGGAGGCCGGCGACCGCCGCGTAGACCTCCCGGTCCGCGTCCCACGCCGCCGCGCTCCCGCGGCCCTCACTTGTGAGGAACGCGTCGGGCACGACGAGGCGACCCTTGCCGAGGCGGATGTCGCGCATCCACGACGACCACGCCTCGTCCAGGGCGTCCATCAGGTGTTCGACCCCGGCGTAGTCGGACCGGCCCAGCGGGGTGCCGCGGATGATGCGGTGCGGCCTCATGTTGGGGATGTAGACCACGGCGAGGCGCTTGGCCCCGGTGAGGATGCCGCCGTCGGCTCCAACCCCTGCGGCGAAGTGCGCGGTCTCCGGTCGGTCGGTGAGCGGCACCGGCTGTCCGAGCGAGTCTTGCGACCCCTCGTACAGGCCGTGGTAGACGATGCCGGGTTCGTGGCGCTCCAGGTGCCGGACGACGACCGTCTCGGTCGGCTCCGACAACACCCTCCAGAACGTGACCGCGCGCAGGTGGCCGCTGACCCACTCAGGGGCGGCGCAGTCCGGGGCGATCGCATCCACCAACGGGTAGTCCGCCACCGCCGTGTTCCAGGCGACGCGCAGGTACACCCCGCCGTAGGCGGAGCACAACTCCGCACCCTCCAGCAGGCTCGCCCGCAATCCGGCCACCATGATCTCGTCGAGGCGGTCCTGCGTGGTGTCGTCCTCGACGCGCAGGGTCGGCGGCTCCCCGTACAGCAGGTCCGCGGAAACGGCGGCGATGTCGCCAGCGATGGGGACGTGCAACCGGGTGGGGCACTGGCCCGGGGTGGGCGGGGCGCCCCAGAACCACCGGGCGACGGTTCCTCGGATGCCTCCCGAGTACTGCGACGGCCGGGGCCGGGGCGCGAACACGCTCAACCCGGCGGAGCCGCCGTACACCGCAGCGAGCTGGTCGGGGTCGCCGGAGTACCAGGCGCCCCACGCGTCGTACAGGGCGCGCGGGCGTTCGGTGTCCTTGGGGGGCCAGGGCACGTCGGAGTCAGGGAGCGGCACGGGGCCCTCCCTTCTGCGCCTCGGTCATTCGGAGTCGTGCTGGTCGATGAGGTGAGCCATGGACAGCCAACTGTCGGCGATCCCAGTGAGGCGCCCCGCCGAATCCATCCCCGCCACCGTCCGCGCCTCGGCCAGCGCGGACGCGGCGTTGCCGATGGCCTCCCAGAACGTCGGCGCCACCGCCGCAGTCGTCTCCTCGGGTTCGCTCATGCCGCCAACTCCATGGTGTTGATCAGGTGCGGGCGCCACAGAGACTCCGTGGACACCACCCCATACCTGAGGCCATCCAGCGAGTGGTCCGCGACCTTCACCGGCTTGTCCTCACCCTTCTCCGTCGCCTTGTCATCCCACGAATAACCCGGGACCTCAGCGATCAGCCCGCGGCACCGGTCCGACACCAGCAACTGCCGCTCCGCCAACAGGGTGGCGACCTGCGCCAGGCCTCGGCCGACGTCGTTGTCCGCTGGGGTCGTCGCCAACCCGTCCCTGAACAACTGCACCCGCAGGCTCGCGGCGGACGGGTCAGCGACCACGTACCGCGGCCTCATCCCGGGCTGGGAGGGCAGGTGGTCCTGGTCGAGCCAGTCCCGCAGCGCCGCCGACAACTGCCCGTCGGTCATCGACGGGGCGCCGGCCCTCGGGTCGTTGCGCCACTCGTCGACCGCGTACAGGCGCCCGTCCACACCGAGCCCCACCAGGAGGCAGGCGGTGGCGTTGGTCGTGCCGTAGTCGATCCCCGCACCGACCAGCGACCGCATCGCGGGCAGGTTCCGCCACGGCACCACGTGCACGTCCGGGTCCCACATCGGGAACACCGCGCCCTCCGCGGCCACCCACTCCCCGGCGATGAACCGCCGGTACCACAGGCCCGTGAACTCCAGCTTCTTCTGCGCGATGTAGTCCGCGGTGAGCTTGGGGTTGTCGGCCATCGTGAACTGGAAGTACCGCCAGTGCGGCAACCCGCCGGTGGCGACCTTGTCGAGGAACTTCACCTTCAGCCAGTGCGCCGGCGAGTCCGGGTTCGTCGTCCCGAACAAGGCGGCCCCCGGCGGGGACATGCGGCCCAGCAACTGCACGAAGAATTCCTCCGGGATGACCGTGACCTCGTCCACGTAGGCTCCGGCCACCGTCATACCGCGGATGACCTTTTCCGCCTTGGCGTCGGAGGCGCCGATGACGTGGACGCGGCGTCCGAGGATCGTGGCAGTGGGGGCGCCGATGGTGTAGCTGGTGTGCTCCGCCAACGCGCCGAACAGCGACGGGTCCTGGAGGGGGCCCATCACGTTGCGGCCGATCGCTTCGCGGGTGCGGCCGATCATGACGAGTTCCCCGCCGCGGGGCGCCGACGACACGAAGATCAGCCACCGCAGGAGCGAGGAGACGGTCTTGCCGGAGCGGATCGCGCCGTCCCACAAATTGACCTTGCCCGTCGACCGGGCGATCGCGATCACCTGCTTCGGGGACACCACCCCGGTGAGGGCGTCAAGATCCACCAGCCCTGACCCCCTATAACCATCGCTTATCGGGGGTCAGGATCGGCGTCTTCCGAATCCGATTCCAGTGCCTCAGCGGCCCCAGCGAGCGCGCGCGAGATGCCCTCCAGCATGCTCGCCGCACCCTCCGCACCGGACCGGGCGTCGACCTGCTCCAGCTTCACCGCCGAGGTGACCGCCGCGTTCGCGGCCTGGATGAGCGACCGCAGATCCTGCGCGGGCAGGTCGTCGGCCTCGTACTCGACGAGCTTGCCGGCCGACACCTCTTTGAGAAGGTGGCGGGTCCGGTCGAGCCGGTCGAAGATCTTGTCGCTCTGGTCGTAGAACCGTGCGATGGCGGCGACGCGGCGGGCCCGGTTGTCGGCGGCTTTGGCTTCGGTGGCGGCCTTGGTGGACTCGCGGTCGAAGCTCAGTCCGAGTTCTGCGGCGACCCGGGAGACGGTTCCGGTTCCGCGGCCGATGCGTTCGGCGATTTCGTTGCGGGTGAGGCCCTGACCGTGGAGTTCTTTTATGCGCGCGCGTTCGTCAGGCTGGACCGGTCCGCGTGGCACAATCCGGTCACCTCCTGCCGTGTGGGGTGGTGGGGGTGCACACTGGGTTGATCGTCGCGTCTCCCGCTCGGGCGCGTTCCCCCGATGAGAGGTGGCGGTATGTCGGCTGGGTGGATTCTGGGGACGGTCGGGTGCGCGGTGCTGGTGGCCGGCCTTGTTCTGGGGTATGCGTCGGCGACGGTGGTGATGATGGATCCGTGGGCTCCCGCGTTGGTGGCGGCGGGCCTGGCGTTGCTGGGTGGTTTGTGGATGGGTACCCCGTCGAAGCCGACGAAGTAGCGCCCGGCCGCGCTCGACGCCTACCCCCAGGAAGCGGAGCGCGGCCGGGACGGTTAGTGGCTGTTGGCGCGGTGGTCGAACTCAGCGGCAAGAGCGTAGAGCGCGGTGGCGAGGTCGATGTCCTTGTTGGCGGGGTCGATGGCGAACTCGCCGACGGACACGGGTTCGTTGTCCTCGAACTGGATGAGGATGCGGACGCGGTTGGTGGGCAAGGCGTTCTCCTCGGGGGTGTGCCCGGCGGCGGGGACGGGAGGGCCGCCGGGCACGGATCAGGCGCGCGGTCGCCCGCACGCGGTCCAGGTGATGGCCCGAGCCAGCTCCTCGTCGGCGGGCGGCGCGATCCGCGCGGCAGCGTCGATGGCCGCATCAGCACGGTCCTTGGTGCATTCGAATGCGCCGGCGACGTACACGGCCCACATCTCCCCGATGGGTTGGATGCGCACGGTGGCGCCGTCGGCGGCGGTCCACTGGAAGCCGGTGGCGAGCTGGAGCATGTCGCGGAGCCGGTTGCCGCCCCGGATGGCGGACCGGGTCCGCTCCTTGAAGTGGGTCAGCTCCTGCTGAAGGGCGGTCTGGTCGGGCACGCATCCTCCAGGGGCCAGGCAATGCGAAAGGCCCGGTCGGGGTGACCGGGCCTTTCGACAGAAGATCTATTGGAGCAGACCATAGCGTTGCACGCGTCGGCGCGCAACTACAGCATCACCTCGGAGGCGTCAACCCCTCTCGTTCTCCCATCGGGTGAGGATGTTCAGGGCCTCTTCTCGCACGTCGTCCGGGACGTAGACCTTGCTGGCCATCCAGCGCGCCTTGTCATAGCTGCCCTGCTCTTGCAGGCAGCGACGGGCGAGTTCTTCGGGGGTCATTCCTGCGGTCGTCACGCTTCCTCCTGGGTGAGGTAGTACCCCAGCCGGCGGGTGGGGTTCTCGGTGTCGCAGTGAGCGGTCCGGTGGCCGCCGGTGTCGTTGGGCCCGTCGGGGGCTCCGTGGGTGTGGGTTCGGTGGCAGTGGGGGCAGTCGTCGACGATCCACGTCCAGTTGGAGCCGCGGCGTTGGGGTGGGGTGAGGCG